CTTTTTTACTGAAAAATGATTAATACCCTCAACTGCCTCAATGGGTAGCACATACCAAGAATTAAATATTTTAAAATAAATAGCAAACCAATCCACCTCATCTTTTGTGTAATCAATTTTAACATGACATTGATTGTCTTTCTTTTTTAGATACTCTGTAGATTTCACTTGGACACGATGTAAGACATTATCTACATCAATGATTAAATCATACCTTGTGTAATGTGAAAATGGCTTAGAAACGATGTATCCCTTCTCCATGCAATGCGTAGCGAATAAAGACTCGGAATACTCTCCTAATTTCATAAAATACTTAGTCTTGCTTGATTTTCTTTATCAATCTTATACATATCTCTAACATACTCACCCAATTCCTTTCCAAGGGATTCTCTTAGAGATTTATCAAGGCTTAGTTCTAGTATTGATTCCACCCACTCATCTCCATTTGAGCATAAATCAATGTTTGCTCCCGTTCTTGAGAATGTTACCATATCTGATCCAATAAATGGTAGCCATTTTGCACCAGCCTCTAGCACTTTTAACTCGCTTTTGCATCTGTTGAAATCATTATCAAGTAATGGGGCAATAACTATGTCCATTTGATCAAAGAATCTAGCATATTGATTTACTCTAACACCACCCGAAATAAATACGTTTTTGTTTTTACCATCGTCAGTAAATATTCCTAATTGATGATGCCACACTTTTTTAGCATAAGGAGTAACAAAGTCAACACCCGATAATTGGAGAACCATATTTCTACGAAAAATCTTATTATTATTAAGCCTTCTAAATGGTATTTTCATTTGGTCTAAATCACCATAATGAGTTGTGCTACCAGCATAGCCAATTACCGTTTTATTTCTGTTTTTGGATTTAAGTTTCCTATCTGCCCATTGTGGGTCGTTTAGATCAATAGCATTCTTAGCTACAATCACGGGTTTGTTGGTGAAATGATCCTCTATTATTGCTTTTAAATATTCTGTACTAGTCCATACATAATCAGCAAAGGCTATGTTCATTAGGAAGTTGTTCTTCCACTCATTATAATCTACATCATCCCTCCAAACAATAGGATGGTTTTCGGGCAGTTCCCATAGATCATCAACATCAATAATCACCTTAATGCCTTCTGCTTTTACCTTCTCAATAAGACCAAAATCAGCATCACCATATCCAATACTTCTATTGTAAACAAAATAGTCATACCCATCAATGACTACATCATTAGTGAAATTCTCTATAAAGTCGCAATGGTGTCCTTCCTTCTGTAGATATTCAAAAGGCTTTTTTAATCTGTGATAACTTATAGCATTATACTCAGACTTAACGCAAACTAAAAATCGCATATTTAATTGATAGTATTATAAATGATATTACAATTAAAACAGAAAGTATGTGCAATAGAAATAAAAATAAATTTGCCCTCTCTGTTTTTCCAAACTTCATTACTAAAAATTATCGGCAAGTCCATTGCCCTTCATATAATCTTGAAATAATTTCCAAGGGAAACCATCTCCAACATCAAACTTACCTTTATTCTGACCTCTAACGTGATCACCACTAACATCTGAATGTCTGACAATATTCTCTAGACTTATATCATATTCCTTAGACCACTTCCTACACAACCAAATCAAAGAATCAAATTGCCTTGAGCCTACCCAATCAGTATTCATTACCGTGTTTTTAAAGGATTCGAATTGGTTATTAGCGTAACTATGCCTAACTAGTAATTCAACACCTAAGAATGTGTTGTTTAGATTTAACTCACCCTTCCATTCACTCTTACCAGCATGATAAGCCTTATAGTTCTCTTTTTGTGCTAACTCAATTCTACCATCAACATGAATAAATGCGTGAACACTTAATCCTATATCTTGCAAGAACTCTGATGCAGATTTACCACTAAACTTCTCAGACATAGAGTGAATAACAATACCATTCGTTTTCTTTCTAAGAGTATTTGGTCTAAAAACCCTTACTGATGGTGTTACTTTGGGTGCTTTAATCATTAATCTTTGATAGTAATTTAAAAAGTGGACTAATTGGATTCTTTACTCTATATATATACCTAACATTTTCATGGTCAATATATAACCTAAAAAACTCATTAAAGTCTTCTATTTTGGCAGTTTTAGGTAGTTCTGATAGATTATCAACCAAAACACCGTCTACACCCCTTGGTGGATAAAATCCTATGCTATTCATTATCTATTATTTTATTAATTTGGTCTTCAACAAAAGCCTCAGAATACTTATTATTTATCTTAACTAAAACACCTAACAATGTATCCATAATAGCTACGTTTGCATCATCAACACAATTAACACATGACCAATACTCTCTTATTTCTTCTATTATAATTAAATTATTTTCAAATGGATTGTGCATTTTTTAAATTGTTTTTAACTTTTGCCCAATATTGGATTGTTGCTTTCTTCTTATATCCGTAAGTTCCTCCATTCCAATTCCTAGCAATTGTTTCATCGCTAGACTCTTGATGATGAAATTCCTTCCAAATATAATACATCTCCACGGATTTGGTCGCACTCCACCTATCCGAGTATGAATAACGTAACATACTACCTTGTTTTTCTAAAATTCTATTGATTTCCTTTACCATAACTCTACGAATTTGGAGTAACCCTATGCTTGGGGTATCCATATGAGTATCACCAACCGCCAAAGAGTCCCCATTTGACTCAACAAGGATTATACTCTCAAGTAAGTGATCAACTGAGTCTATTTGCTGGTATTTTTCAATGGTTATGGTGTATTCGCAGAGATTGTTTATGGTGGCATTAGGTGCTACTATAGCACTCATTAACGCCATTATGCTTAATAATGTTTTCATAATTAAAATAATTCATTCTTATGCGTTTTTTTAATTGAGTCTTCAAAGATATCGATTCCATTTAAAAAGTATCTGTTTTTGGAGAGATTATAATCCAATTTTATATATCCATTCTTAAAAACATCGAAATCCTTTACCTTTTGAGTCTTTATCATTACACTTTTATTTTCCTCTTCACTCTTTCTGTAAGGTCGCCAAACAGAAGAAACCGTGTCAGAGCCATCTGTTATTGATCCACCACCTTTTATCTTATACATATCGGGTTCGGGGTAATTACCCGTCTCGTCAATTTGCGGAGTTAGCTGATGATAAACCACATGATGGCTTACATTAAATTGCTTGGCAAACACCTCTTGTCTCTTAATAAACGATGTCAGATATTGTAAATCATTCATTGTAGTAGGCTTACTCACCTTTAAGAAAGGATCAATAACCGTTATGTTTACTTTATTAATCTTTATTAACGTCTTAAACTGATTCTCAATGCTTTCTATGTCGTGATTTGAGGGGTATACATAAAACAATCTATCATTGAATTGCTCTATCATCCTATCACATTTCACTTTAGTGGAGTACTTTGGATCGCACCCCAGCATTGTCTTAACCCAATCCTTAACAAACTTATGTCTAGGATAGTTCTCGGGTGAGAATACGGCTACTTTGGCATTTGGGTCTTGTAGTAGCTTGATTAGAATTAAGAAATACAACCAAGAAGACTTTCCTTCATTTGAATATCCCGTCCAACTATTTACCCATCCATATTTCCACTTAAACATTCTATCATATTCCTTGATATGTGTTGTCTCAGCATTGCTACCTTGATTCAGCCAATCCCAAAAATCAGATTTATCATCATTAACACCATCTAAGTCCGTTAATGAATTACTTTCTACATATTGAGAAAGACTCCTCTTCATTGATTGGATTGTCATTACAATCTCCTTTTTGGTCTTCTGAGGTAGATTGGTCTTTATCACCACCACATTGTGGAGATGATCTATATTCTCTAGAAAGCTATCAATCATGATTGAAGTTCTCTATAGAACTTAACTACATTCTTTGCTGATCTATTTGCTCTAACACCCGTAGACTTCTTTCGGGTCATCCTAGTGACTTTTGCCCTATAGGCAGAATAAGATGCTGGAAGATAACACTTGGTCTTAGCCATCCAATCATATCTATTCATGTGGTAAGCCTCCTCCAATGTATCGTACTGATGTATTCTTTTATGTATTAGGCTATCAAATAAAATCAATGATGCCTTTGTTGGTTGGTGTTTTTGTTTAAAACTTTGTTCGGTCATAAATGTAATCTTTAACTTTTTCTAAATCTTTCTTGTCCGTAATCTTAATACTTTCGGCTGAATTAACAAAAATTTGTTTACAATTTGTTACTTTATTTATTGCGAATATCTCATTACCCTCTAAAACTAGGTTGACAAAGCTATCCTCTTTGAAATGTTTAAAGTAATGTTCAATCAGTTTTTTTGTCATGTGTTTTGTTTTTGTGGCAAGGTTTGCACAACACTTGCAGTCCATCTTTCTCAACGAATAACCTATTACAGAACACGGCTAAATCATCAAATGACTTTAGCGTTCCGCAAGGTATTATATGGTCTATATCAATCTCTTTACGCAAGAACCAATCATTACAATCAGCGCATTGATATTCCCATCTTGATCTGCTCTTATAAGTAATAGGTCTTCTATTATCCTTAGCAGCCTCATTGTGAGGTTTCCAGCCTCTCATGTATCTATTCCTTAGTAATGATCTAATCCATCCAAAGAAAGCAGCCTCAGTCATTGTGCCGTTATTCCTTGTCTTAGGAGTTTTCATCTAATAACCTTAAAGAATAACTCTAAGTGAAATTTCTTAAAAAAACTATCGTAGCTAATTCCTAGCAATACCTTTCCTCTAATACTCAACAAGTCCATTCCGTAGAAATCCTCATCGTTAAAATAAAATGTCAATAAATCTATTCTCATTTGTACACTTTGTTTAGGTTAATAATATGTTCACTTGTGTATCTATCATCCCACTTAATCAATGGTAATCCAAAATCAGATACACCATCATGGATTGCTTTACCCTTTCTTTTTTTCCATTTGGTCGAAATATCTTCTCCGTTAGGCATTCTCTCATTCAAATGATTAATATAATAATCACAAGTCTCCTCCCAATGCTCCACAGATATTCCCTTACCAAAATGCTTAACCGTTCCACCAATCATTTGTAATTGATCAATACCCAATGGAACACGATTATTAAAGTGTACTCTAGAATTTGGTCTGAATAACATTGGAATATCCCTATACTCACATCCAATATATTCTCTATCAATAAATGGTTTATCTACATCATTGGGAGTTATGTATACATCGAACAATCTAAAGAAATAACTGAAATTAGAACCCCAATTAATCTCATCAAAATAAAAATGTTCATCAGCATCAAAATACAACATCCAATCAATATCCTCCTCCTTACGCATTGCATAATCATATATGTCTTGCCTTTGAGTTGTCTCAAGCGTTTTGCGGACTTCTGAGCGACTTTCCCACTTATCACTTGTGATTACACGTTTAACTAGCTTATGCTCGCTTAGAATGTCTCTAGTACCGTCTGTTGAGCAATCATCGAATGCTATTACACAATCAAAATGATATGATAATCTATCTAATGTAGATTTAAGTATTACCTCTTCATTTCTAACTCTTGTTATAGCTACCTTCATTGTAATATTTGATTTACTATTTTTTTAGCATCAAAGTAATCCTCTGCTATACTTCTGTAGTAATCTGTATTTGGTCTATATAGTTTCTCAATTCCATTAAGAATTTTATCTTTATTGAATGATTTATTAAATCTCCTACCCGATAAATTGTTTCTTAGCATCTCACCTATATTCTCTCTAGTAACAATACTATCGTACTTATCACCGTTGTATCCTCTAGCATCATAAACAATAACACATCTACCACAAGCCAATGACTCATAAGCTGATCTACCTAGACCAACGCATATGTCTGCCTCATTAAACGTATCATTGCTTATGGCTAATCTAGCATCTCTTGTTGGAGGTATGCATTCAGTTTCAAATCCCAAAGACTTTACGTTCTCTTGAGCGTTTATGTTCTGACACAATGCAAATATCTTTTGAGGTGTTTCGTTTAATTCTTTGGTAGGATAACAAACATCCAAATCAACGGGATTTAGTATTACATCACTTTTATATCCCAGTAGTAATAGATGGTATTGAATTTCATTTGAAATAGAAATGTATCTATCAGCACCTTTAATTGGTTGTTCTAAATGCGGAGCAATACCATGACACATCATAATAAGCTTTGAGTACTTAGCCTTTTCTAAGACAATCTTTACGCAAGTATTATGATTGGCAATAACCAAATCATACGTTACATTGGGAATGGTTGTGTATACTGAACCAAATCTTTGAGTCCCAACACCACCAACATCAATAGAAAAGACATCTACAGAATGCCCTAACTTCTTTAAAGTAGAGTAAACCGTAAATGTCCAATTCTCAGAACCACCAAAAGTATTTAAATGATTATTTGTTAATAATATTTTCATATCCTATGGACTAAATCATACCCAACACCATCATCACCCCTTTTAATTCTATCAATGGCTATATCCATTTTGGCTCTTCCTCTGTCAATCGCTTGATCCGATAATCCGAATACTTGGGTCGTGTACGGAAAGGTTTTTTCAATAGCAATAAAATAAAAATCAGAGGGATTAATACCGAGGACATCCGAATAAAAAACTGCTTGTAAATCATAATTATATGTGTTAACATCAAACTTAAATTTAGTAACATCTTGGCAAGTTTTAAAATCAACCACGTAAACTATCTTTGAATCATATGAGTAATACTTATCGGGTCTTATTCTGAAATCTAATCCATCTTTCTTAGCGAAAAAAGAATACTCAGCATAAGAACTATAATTCTCTTCTAAATCTCTATAGAATAAATTACTATTCAAGGTTTCATACATAAGACTAACCTTCTTGTAATCCACTTTAGTTATTGCATTTTCATTATCAGCTATAAACTCTTTGTATAGCTTTGTTCTCTTGTTTGAGCATTCATCGGGAATGACAGAATATTTATTCTTAAATTCCTCAACACCATACTCACACATATCGTGAAAATGTGATCCAAAAACTAAAGCATCATTTGATTCTAGTGGAACACTTGCTCTTTTTATAGAGTGTTTATACACTCCTTTTAAATAGGACGAAGATATAATCTCCGTCCCAACTGAATGATACATCTTGTTAGACATATCTTTCTCTACTCTAACAATTTCAAACATTAAAAAGGCATTGTTTCTTGCTGAACGTATTTCTTACCGTTAGCAACATAAACAACCGTCTCACCTTTCTTCTTGTTACCATGTGAAATAGAAATTGCTTTCCAATTCTCATTGTCATCAGTATGATCTAAGTCATCATTTACCCATACTGCTACATCTAAGTACTTACCCTTGTAAGCATTATCCTTTAAGGCTTCTAATGCCTCAAGATTCAATTTTGCAAAATATAAATCTGCCATAATTATAAGGTTATTTTAAGTGATTTTAATTTATTTATTTGAACTTGGTCTAACTCAAAGTTTCTCAAGTTGTCTTTAACTATTTCGGGATTTGCTTTGTAAGCACTAATTGCTTTGTCAAATCTATCCTTTGATAGTTTTTCCTTTTTTGGTCTACTTGTTACGGGTTTTGTACCAGCACCTATAGTAAGGTTAGCATCGTCATCTACGGATTGTAATCCCAATAATGAACCCAATGTATACCTTCTGTAATATGTTACCGCAGAACCCAT